ATGCATATCACCGTAACCCGTATTTTCAAGGGGCCGAACTATACGATCGGCCGTCTCCATATCGACGGATCGTATTTCTGCGATACGCTCGAAGACCCTGTTCGCGAACTGCCGGTCTCGTGTCCCGATACGCCGCGCGGCGCCGCCTGCCGGTGTAAAAGGAAAGTCTATGCCCGCACGGCAATCCCCGCGGGATGCTATCGGCTGACCATGGAGTACAGCCCGCGCTTCAAACGGCGACTGCCGTACCTGCACGACGTGCCGCACTTTCTGGGCATCCTGATCCACAGCGGCAACACGGCCGACGACTCGGCCGGCTGCCTTATCGTGGGCCGGAATAGGGTCAAGGGCAAAGTCCTCGACTCGCGCGCGACCTTGCAGGAGCTCATCGCCCGAATCGAAGGACAGGACGATGTAACCGTAGAGATCGCATAGGCAATGGCGCTGAAAAAACTCAAAGCGCCGGAAGGGTTGCACATCGACTTCCAGCCTTCGCCCAAGCAGTACGAGTTGTGGAAGCTCCTGCAGCCCGAATGCCACCTGTGCGGAGGAAAGATCATCCAGCAGCTCGTAGGCGTCGACCAGAACGGCAATCCGCAGTACAAACCCGTTTGTTCGCAATGTCATAATTCGAATATCCCCCAGCTGATCCTCGGCGGAGGCGCGGCTGGGGGCGGCTGAGCAAATCGTATCTGATGTCGGTGTGGCTTGTGAGCTGCTGTCTGCGTTTCTCGGACTTCCGGGCCGTCATCGCCCGCAAGACCCTCAAAAGTCTCAAGGAATCCACATGGAACACCGTCCGTGCGGTGGTCAAGAATTGGGGGCTGGCAGAGGACGTCCACTACAAGGTCAACAATCTGGCCGGCACGCTCCAGTTCTGGAACGGCTCGGTCATTCTGATGCTCGAAATGGCGGATTTGCCTTCCGACCCGCATTTCGAGCGCTTCGGCTCCATCGAGGTGAGCGCCGTAGGCGTCGACGAATGCTCGGAGATCTCCCAACGCGCGATAGAGGTGCTCTTCTCGCGTATCCGCTGGAGGGTGCACGAGACGCTCGGCGTATCGAAGATGCTGATGACGACCAACCCCACGACGAACTGGATTCGCGGCCGCTTCGTGCAGGACGACGACGGGAACAAGGTTATCCCGCGCGAGGGCGAATATTACGTGCCCTTCTCGGTGTTCGACAATCCCGACATCGCTTTCCGACAAACCTACGAGGCGGCTCTGAACAAGATCAGCGATCAGGCCACCAAGGAACGTCTGCTCTACGGCAACTGGGATTATGTAGAAGCCAACGACATGGCCATATACAACCGTTTCGACGGCTCGCGCCATCTGGTGCCGAACCTCAAGGAACAGGTGTATGACCCCTCGAAACCGCTCATCACGGTCTGGGACTTCAACGTCGCACCGCAGATGTCCGTGCTGACGGCACAGATCGACTACGACCGCAAGCGGGTCTATATCCTCGAAGAGATCCTCGGCAAGCCCGAAACCAAGGAAAACAACACGCCGGCGCTGAGCCGCAAGCTGCGGGGCAAGTTATACCGCGACAAGCACGTCGGCGGCGTAGACGTTACGGGCGACCCTTCGGGCCTGCAGCGCTCGACGACCAACGAGGAGGGGATCAACAACTATACGCAGATCCTCGACACGCTGGGCGGCGGCGTGCTGCGGCCCAAACTGAAACTTCTGAAGAAACAGCCGCCGCAGGTTACGCGCTGCGACTTCGTGAATCAGGTCTTCGACGGATACAACGGCTGGGAAATACGCATCGACCTGCGCTGCCGCAGGCTTACCGAGGACCTGATCTACCAGCTGCGCAACGACGACGGCACCAAGGCCAAGAAAAAGGTCGTGGACAGCAAGACGGGCGTGAAATTCGAGAAGTACGGACACCTGTCCGACTGCCTCGACTATTTGCTGTGTTATTATCTGCGGGACAACTGGTACCGCTTCAAGAACGGCGAGGACAGCGACGTCGGGATCTTGTCGACCGCCGTGCTGCACGAGGGGTTCTGCTATTGATGACATGTAAAGGAAAACGCCGTTTTCTTTACATGTCCGGGAAACATATCAAGAAAAACCGAAAATTTTTACACATACGGACCATGTATCGGAGATTTCTCAACGACAACGACTACCTGAGCGTCATTTCGCCCGAGGCTCTGTCGCAGATCACGCGCGGCAACGCCGAGCGTCTGGCGCAGGCCGAGGAGTCGGCCGAGATGAGCGTCGTCGAGCACCTGAGCGAGAACTACGAGATCGAGCGGGAGCTTTACAAGGGCAAGTATATCGCCGCTTACGACCGCCGCATATCGTTCCCCGTCGGAGCCTACCTCTACTACGAGGGACAGATCCACGAGGTAATCCGCTCCATCAGCGGCTATAAAGCCCCGGCGTCCGTAGCTTATTGGGAGGAGTCTTCCGATCCGAACGTCTTCGCGGAGAGCACGCCCGGCTACTCACAGTTCAAGACCTATCGTCCGGGCGATATGGTCGCCTACAACGGTCTCTGTTACCGGTGTCTGGCGGAGAACGGCTACGACTTCGGCAACATCCGCCTGCCGATGGCCTCCGGATGGCTCGAAGCCTACCCGCAGCCGTGGGTGCCGCGCGAGTACGCCCTGTGGGAGGTGGCCGAGTTCGGCGGAACGTTCTATGCCGTAACCTCCGTCGAGGGATTCGATGCGAATCTCACGCCCGCCGACTCCCCGAACTGGGGCGAAATCGCCGAATACGACCCGCAGTACAACGGTTACGAGCTTTCCGACCACGAGTATGTCGTCTATGACGGGCGGGTATGGTATCCGGAGATCGACGTCAATGCGGACGAGCCGCAGGCGGGCGTGAATCTGGTCGTGCGCGATCCGCGCAACTACAACCTCAAGAAGCACATGGTGCGGCTGGCCGTGTACGAGCTCACGAAGCTCATCGCCCCGAACAACGTCAGCACCACGCGTATCAAAGACCATGAGGATTCGATGAAGTGGCTGCAAGACGCGGCCAAACTGCGGATCAACCCGCAGATTCCGCGCAAGATCGCCGAGGACAAAAAGGAGGTCATGGACTGGCAGATGGCGACCTTTCAGGCCGACTACGACCCGTGGAAGAATCCGTGGCTGACATGAACCCGTCAAAAAAAGCCATGTGCTATCTCGTATGGTCACACGGAAACAGGGTGGCCCGAAGATTGCGCACGGTGCGATTCGTGGGGCTGGGATCTCGACCTTTCGTTTATTCGGATATTTTATTTCGTTCCGAAATCGACATATTCGGCCGGAACGATAAAATTTCAGACTTAAACATATTGTTAGAAAAGATTTTATAATTACATTTGTGCACGCGGTCCGCGAATAGGCGGACGTGTGTACTTCGTTTCAGTACAAAGTCTGGAAGCTTTTTTTCGAAGAACGAAGCACAGGGAAGCCCAACGGGTCGTGAATCCCACGTCCGTATTCGGGTTTCATTCAGCTACGACCTTACGGGCGTGGGCTCTTGTGCTGTATCTTCTGCGGTCTTTCCAGAGCCTGTACTGAATATGGCACAGACTCACGCTCCGTTTTTTGCGGATAGCATAAACGAATTGTAAGTTTTATGTTATCTTTGCTCCACGGCAAGACCGTAACATATTGACAAGAAATAAAGGTTAAGACAAACCTTTGTACCTCTGTAAACTCGCGACTGTTATTAACAGAATAGTACGGTATAAAATTTGTCTGAAACCCTTGCTATGCCTGCGGCCTTGCGCCGCGGGCGGCACGGGCGTAAGGACGATGACCGTACTAAGGCTCGCGAGGCCGACAGAGGAAAGTTGTACCTGCGTCCCGTGCTTTTTTATTGGACGGATGTAAGTACAATGTACCCGGCCCGTGAAAAGTTCGCAAGAGCACATGGGCGTAAGGGCAGCTGCCGCGAATGTTCTCAGTACCAGTGAACGGAGTTGTACCTGCGTCTCTTTTTATGAGGTGAGGCCGGGAAACCGGGAAACAGGAACGTTTACTTTTTATTCTCTGCAATATGTTGCGGTCGCGCCTACATCCAACCAGCACGGTTTATCCGGCGGGCATGGCTCGTCAGGTTTTGTCGTGTCTTATGGCGACTGCGACGGGCTGTCGACACTCAATAGTCTCATATGCGACCGATTTCAGACTTTTTCGTAGTAGTCAGTCCCATTCAGACCAGTTAGAGGGCGGGCCGTCTATGCAATCCTCGAGGCGTCAGATTGCAACCACTCCGTCGGCCCGGCCCTCTATTTTTACACAGCATGCGTCGTGTCCCCATCCCGACGCCGGCAGGCCCCTCTTTTTCTTCTACATCGAAGAAATAAAATCGCTCACCGGGGCCTGCCTTCTTTGCAAATTTACCAGTCTACATATCGAAACGATCCGGAGAGCGGATCATCGTGTCAAAAAAATCATCATGTTCAGAATTAGATGCAGGCGGATGGTACATCTCTTCTATTTCCCTTGCAGGGGCACGAATAAGCATGGGCCGTGAGGCCGTTGGCGAAAGTGGTACAGGAATATAAATTTTGAATTTTTTAGGTTAAATTATTATTGCATATTCCTGCAGCCCCTGCATCTTACAGCGACGGTCTCCGAAAAAATAAAACTCTCGGCCGGATGGAGGTTCGGTCTGTCTGAAAACGCCAGCGGAACCGTCGCTGTTATTTTCTCCACACCTCAAGTAAAGTCATCTCCGCGGATGTATTGAATAGTCTTTATTGGGGCAACAAATCTTAGCCGGAATAGTCTTGGGATCGTTGCGGAAATCGATACAAACGGATATTATTCAGAAAAAGTAAAATTAAATCGCAGGCTAATCCGATGATTATCGGCGGTTTGTAATTATTTCCTCCGTAATTGTGCGTGATTTAATTACAGTCTTAACGATTTAGCTGTCAAATATTTGCTACATTTGTATAAACTCTCAAAATTACTATGATATGGCACAGAATCAGAAAAACGTAACCAAGGCCGATATGATCAGCGAAATTGCCAGCCGTACGGGCCTGAACAAAGCGGATGTCAAAACGGTTATCGAAACCTTCATTGCTCTGGTCAAGGAGGCGATCGCCGAAGGGTTTTCCATCCAGTTGCGCGGCTTCGGAACCTTCTTCCGCAAGAAGAAAGCCTCCAAGAAAGCGCGCAACATCAGTAAGGGGACAACGATCGAAATACCGGCTCACGAAACACCGGCCTATAAACCCAGCAAGGAGTTTGCCGACAGTATCAGAAATCAATAATCGTCATGGCAGTAGTCAGAGAACGGGTAGTTCTGCGCAAACGCCGCAGCAGCGAACCGAAACAGCCCAATAGGATACGGCTCGACAAACTTGCCCCCGGCGATGAATTGGTCGTGGAGATCGTAGTCGACAAAAAAGAGGGAATCGTGCATTGGTGCAAATTCGATGCGCAACAACTGGAGGGACGAAAAAGCGTTGCCTTCAGTGTATCCGGAGACGAGGTGCACTGGCTGAACAAGGTTGCGCCTATGCCGATGCTCGCCCAGACGGCTGAGAAACTGTTTTCGGCAACGGAGCCCAAACGCAAAGGACGCAAACCGGGTATCGGGACTGCTAAACGCTCGAAGCAGGGGCGGCAGCGCAAAAAGCGCGAACCGAGAACATTCAAGGTCCTGGTATTCGACAACGCCCTGCAGTTGATCGGGATCTATCGTACGCTGAAAGACTCGGCGACATCTTTGAATCTGCGTCCCGAAGCGATAGACAAATTGTGCAAGACCAAACGTCCGTCGCAGGAGACAGGGTTCTCGTTCCGCTACTGGTGGAAGATACTCGATTTCGACGTAACCGATTTCAAGATGACGGCAAAGCAGTACGACGAGTTGTGCAGGCGCAAACCGTCGGAATACGGACAAGCCGAAGAATAGGATGCAAAAAGGCGTGAAGGATTGAACTTCACGCCTTTCTCATCGTATCGGTTTTCTTTATTTTCCGATTGTCAGGGACGCTTTACGAAATTCCTTGAGGAGTTTCTCGAGATTGAGGCTCGCCTTGCGGGCACGCATGCCGGCAGCCTTGTTTCCGTTTTCGTGCTGGAGTTGGGCGTTCGTCTTGACCGCATCCATCTCTGCATACATCTTTTCCAGTAATTCTTTCATGTGCTTTACGTTTTATGTGTTTGATTGCAAAGGATAGCGTGAATGTACGAAAAAATGTTTAATCGCGAAACTCTTCGCACAATTCGGCGATAATGTCGCTTTCATTCTGATTTTTCCAGTAGAACTTGTAGATCGTAATGACGCTGTTGCCACTGTGTTCGGCAACCACGCCCGGAGGGTATTTCTTGTCGACCATCATCGTGATGTAGGTACCGCGTGCGGAGTACCACGTAATCTCCTCGTCATAACCCAACAGGTTCACGATACGGCGCAGGGTTTTGTTGACCTCGCCGCAAAGATGGTTGACACGGTTTTTCTTCCGGATATGCGTATCGTGCCGTGCCGAAAAGATCGGCAGCACGAAGTCCGCATAACACTCGTTGCGGTATTTGTTGGCGATAGCCTCCGCACGCGGAACGAAGGGTGGCTTGGCCTTTTTGGGAGTCTTAATCCGCTCATAGGTAATTTTACGCTTCTTCATGTCGATACAAGCCCATGTCAGATAGGCGGCATCGATCGGGGCGATGCCGCCGCAATAGAAGCAGAACAGGAATAAGTCGAGGCAATAGCTCTCCGTCTTCGAGAGCAGGCTGCGGTCCATAGCTTCCATGGCCCGCAGCAGACCCATGGAAATCGTACTCGGCGTGGTCTCCACCTCACGGAACTTCTCGTTGGTACAGATGAACACGTCGAGGTCGGCACCCGGGACATTCTTTTTCGAGGCTTTCTTGACTACCTGATACAGCGAGTGAAGCTTGCCACGGAGACCGCCGCGAGAATTCCTCTTGGCTCCTTCGGATTCGATGAAGAAGACATAATCTTTCAGAAACTGCTCGGTAATATCCGTAAACTGAAGATTGGAGAACGAACGTCCGTATTTCTCCCGGACGAAACGGGTCAAAAATTCGAGGATACGCTCGTTAGCTTGGGCGTAGGACTCGCAGGGAACCTCGTGGCCGTTCTTCATCTTTTTCGTATTCCGAATCTCCTGTATCCACTGTTTATAGACCTGCTCGACGGTGGGGATGACCGTCTCACGAAGCATAAGCTCGCGGGGCTTGTCGTAATAGTGGGAAAGTTCCTTGGGAGTCCATGCCACGCCTTGCTCGTCCCATGTATTACCGATCTGGGTGTATTTATTGACGGTGGACGACAGCAGAGCGTTGTTGGCAGCCGCATTTTCCGTACGAGGCTTGAAGCGTTGTTGGCCTTGGTCCCAGTTTTTGAACGGGCCCGTGACTGGAAGAACCTTGGGGACTCGGTTGAAACCGGGACGGTAAATGATCATCGTGATCTTGACCATGTCCGGACGGTTCTTATCGGGGGCTCCCTTGAGCATAATTGTAAACATAGCACACTGATTCTTAGTTTGTTAATGTTTTGTAGTCCAAACCTACAACCACAGCTACATAAAAATAGCCTGTGAATCAATGCGAATGTTTGTAAAGCAGAAAGGTTTTTCAGGGGTGATATGGTGTCAATCGCTTTAATATCAATCAAGAACAATCAATATCAACTAATATGTTCACGATATGCCAAGATTTTATGAAACCACATTGTCTATCACCAACTTACACAACCTAAGTATATCAACTCACGTAAACCGTTCTCGTATTTATAAATGTAAGCCAAAAAGAAAACAGGGAATTGGTCGATTACTTTGGAATCGTGACGATACCCACACAGGTTCTACTCGATAAGAAAGGAAAAGAATATTTCAGGCACAATGGGTATTTGTCCGCGGATGATTTATCAAAACATTTCAAGTAAAAAAGAAAAACTTGTCATGCTTAATTGTTTTTTATATGAAAGGTTTGGTCGTTTAGACGATTCATCGTATTTTTGCGATAAATTAAACGTATAGAGTAAATGGCATATAGTAAAGCAAGCGATTTTGAAGAACGGGATGTAGTAGTAGCCCGTTTTGCCAAAGCGTTGAGCCATCCGGCACGTGTAGCAATATTGCGGTTACTTGCCAAGCAGACCGCTTGTTATTGTGGCGATTTGGTGCAGGAGTTACCTATCGCGCAGGCAACTGTTTCGCAACATTTGAAGGAATTAAAAGATGCTGGGTTGATTGAAGGAGAAATCACACCTCCCAAAGTCCGGTATTGCATCAATAGAGTGAATTACGATATGGCAAAATTGTATTTTGATAATTTATTTATTTAATTTTTTATTCACAAGTATCGTATATATACGATATACAATAACAAAAAAGATGAGCGATAAGAAAACAATTTGGTCGGTTATTGCCGGGATTTTATCTTCGGTATTTGCATTTTTAGGTATAGTGAGTTGTTGCGGTATGCCTATTCTTGCAGGAGTATTGGCAGCATTGGGCATTGGAGCCTCACAACTAAGTTTTTTTGCGGAATACAAGGGATTGTTTATTGCTTTTGCAATAGTATCCCTAATTTACGGATTCTATCAAGCATACTTTAAAAAAGGGAAAAGTTGCTGTGCTTCATCTGACACAAAAGAAAAAGCAAAAAAGAAATCCGTTTTACCCAAAGTATTTCTGTGGATCGGTACAATAATCACATTATTGGTTTTGTTTATGGAGACTCCTGAAAACGCAGGACTAGAAACATCTAAATGTTGTCCTTCGCAAGTTTCAAATCCTTGCGGTTCAAGATGCAATACAGAAAATTCAGCATGTTGTTCATCTTCTTCAGAAAGCCAGCAACCCTCTGGAGGATGTTGCTCTACACAACAAGAAAAAGTTCAAGAAAGCTGCTGTGATAACTGATCTATTTAAACATAAATAATATGAATACACTAATTGAAACTTTACAGTATTTCGTACTGATAACCATCGAATTAATTGCGCTTTTCATGTTTATTAGCGCATTGGTGGAAATAATTCTCATGTATGTACCGGAAGAGAAAATACGTAAAAGGTTGTCCGGAGCTGGAGTGTTCGGAAATGTTATAGCCGCAGGATTCGGTGCCCTGACTCCTTTTTGTGCTTGCTCAACAATCCCGATGACTGTCGGATTCCTGAATGCCGGTGTGCCGTTTGGCTCAACCATGTCTTTTTTGATAGCGTCACCGTTACTTAACCCAATCATTATAGGAATGCTCGGCGCAATGGTTGGAATAAAGGCTATGGTGGCTTATTTTGTCATAACATTCCTTTGCTCTGTCCTATTCGGTTTTATCATGGAAAAGATGGGAATGCAAAAATATGTGAAGAATGTACGCCTAAAAACAACAACTTGCTGCTCCGCAAACGGACACGAGAATATTAACAAGCGTTCACTCCCATTCAAAATGAAAATCAAACTTGCATTTTCAAGCGCATGGGAAAGTCTTCGCCCCATAATGGGATATCTACTTATCGGTGTAGCTCTTGGAGCCGGCATATACGGTTATATGCCACAGGATTTCGTAATGAAAATTGCGGGACCGAACAATCCGTTCGCTATTCCAATCGCTGCCGTTTTGGGCATTCCTCTGTATATTCGTGCAGAGACTGCAATTCCAATCGGATTAGCTCTGATGAGCAAGGGTATGAGTATAGGTGCTGTTATCTCGCTCATTATTGGAGGAGCAGGTATGGCCATACCAGAAATGACCATGCTGGCAAGTATATTCAAGAAAAAACTTGTCGCTATGATTGTACTTGTTATTTTCCTAACAGCGGTCGTATCAGGATATTTGTTTAATGTTTTGTTGTGATTCAATATGGAAGGGATGAATGAATTTTGAACCTTATTATTTCTTCCAAAATCATATTTATGTTCTTGAAGGACAAATATTTCATAAGAATTATCGGATGTTAAAGGAATAGCATCTGATAATTCTAATAGTGGCGACAAAAATTGTTTTGAAGATGTTGTAGTAATGAAAAATGTAATAAATGATATTGTAATTATTTGCAATCAATTATTTTGAATATGAAAATTCTGCTACAACATAAGATAGTTACAGGATATTTATTATTGATGGTGGTCATCGGTTGTATGGTCGCCATAGTTTTACACGAACGCAAACGTGTGGCGGAGATAGAGCAAGAGTCGATAACCATATTTCAGACTCAAAGCAATATCAACACCACGCATCGCCATATCACAGTGCTTGCGACCCTTGGGGAGTCCGTTATGATGTGGAGCGATGAAGATTGTGACATATATCACACACGCCGTTTGAAAGCGGATTCACTGCTGCAAATCCTACGTGAACAATGCAAGGAATTTGTACGACCGGAACAGGTGGATTCCCTCAGTACCCTGCTGCTCAACAAAGAGGAACATTTGTTTCAGATGAACAGGATATACCGGGAACAGAAGCACATCGACAGCCTGTTGGCCAACCAGTATTCACTCGTTACATCACAAGCTAACGAACCCCGTACAATAATCCGGAAAAAGAAAGGGATAGCCGGATGGTTCGGAGGCAAGGAAACCGTACAACTGCCGCCTGCCAATACAAGAATGAAAGCACGGGGTAACGAGCTTATTTCCTTGCAGGAAGAACGTAGAAAAAACATAGAGACCTACACGGACAGTTTGCGGTTACACAACCGTGAACTCAACCGGAAATTACGCTCGTTGCTTATAAGTTTGGACGAGCAGGCATTGATCGCACTCCAGAACAAGGAGATCCGTTTGAAGGACTCATACGAACATTCCACCCTTGTAATAACTGGTCTGATAATCTTCTCCATCATCCTGTTGATTGTCTCGTACCTGATTATTCAGCGCGATATACGGGAAAAGGCGAGAAATAAAGAACGTCTGGAAGAAACGATAGGGCAGAATACAGCATTGCTGGAAATGCGCAAAAACATTATCCTGACCATATCCCATGATATCCGGGCCCCGCTGAACATCATCAGCGGCAGTGCCGAGCTGGCCATGGATACCCGTGAGAAGAAACGCAGGAACTCCCACCTGAATAATATCAGGATTGTCTGCAAGCACGTGGTACACCTGCTCAACAACCTGTTGGACGTGTACCGTCTGAACGAGGCAAAAGAAACCCGGAATGATGTCCCGTTCAGCCTTAATGACTTGCTCGAACGTGTCGCATCGGGCTTTTCCCATGTAGTCACTAACAAGGGAATCCTGTTCAGGCCGGATTTCAAAGATACCGATGTCAATCTGTATGGAGATGTGGACCGCATCGAACAAATAATGGATAACCTGCTGACCAATGCAGTCAAGTTTACTGAATCCGGAGCCATCGAACTGAATGCCTGCTATCATGACGGTGTATTGTTATTAGAGGTAAAGGATTCAGGCATCGGTATGAGCCCGGAAACGCTTTCACGCATATTCCGACCGTTTGAACGCCTGACTTCCGCAACGAACGTGGATGGTGTCGGGCTTGGATTGCCTATCACGAAAGGGATTGTCAGACTGCTCGGCGGGGAAATAAACGTAACGAGTGATATAGGACAAGGTACAACTTTCCGCGTGACCCTTCCTCTCAATATAACAGATGAACCGGTGGAGAGCGAGAACAAGATACTTCCGCACCCGGAACATCTGCCCCAAAATGTGCTTGTAATCGACGATGACACGATGTTTCTTGACGTGATAAAGGAAATGCTGGAGCGTAACGGCATAACCTGTACTTTATGCCGGACAGCCAAAGAGGTAGTCAAAGCAATACGAAGCAAAGATTATGACCTATTGTTGTCTGATATACTGATGCCAGGAACCAGCGGTTTCGATTTGCTGGACCTGCTCCGTAACTCGAATGTCGGGAACTCCCGTGAGATACCGGTCATAGCCATGACCGCACGGGGCGACAGGGAAAAAGATGCGTTCCTTAATGCTGGTTTTACAGAGTGCATCTACAAACCGTTCTCTTCAACGGAACTGCTCAGCCTGCTTTCTACAATAAAAACAGGTCGAACGGAAGAAAAACAGAAAGCGGACTTCAGCATGATACTCGCGGAGGTCAGCGACAAACCTAAGACACTCAGGTCTTTCATTGCCCAATTGAAAAATGACCGCAAGGAACTTGAGGTTGCCATGAGACATGGTGACAGACAGAGCCTGCGTGAGCTTACACACCGGATGCAGCCGATGTGGGAGTTATTGCAAACCGAAGATGTACTGCTTGGCTTACGTTCCTTATTGAAAAAAGACGATTACAATGCCAACGAGTTGACCACTCATATCCAAAAAGTAATAGATACCGCCTCTGTACTTATCACAGAGACAGAGGATGAGATAAAAAAGCTGACGAATGAAACGGAAGATATTAATAGTTGAAGACAACATAGGCCTGTCGCAGATGCAGAAAGACTGGTTCGGACAGGCCGGATATGATGCCATAACGGCGATGAATGAACCCATCGCCAGGTCGCTTATACGCAAAAACAATTTTGACCTCATCATATCGGATGTGAGATTGCCCGAAGGGGACGGAATTTCCCTTCTGAAATGGCTGAAAAAGGAAAAGATGGATATACCGTTCATCATCACGACGGAATATGTCTCTGTGCCCGATGTGGTACGCACCATCAAATTGGGTGCAAGGGATTATCTGCCCAAGCCTGTACACAGGGAACACCTGCTGGAACTGGCTGAGGATATATTCCGTCCAATCGCGACCAGATGGGAGCAGAAAAGGGAATTGCTCAAACGTACATGCCCCAAGATGCTTGAAGTGGAACGGTGCGCAAAATTGGTTGCCCCATCCGATATGTCAGTACTGATACTCGGTGCAAATGGGACGGGAAAGGAATCCGTGGCACAGAGCATTCACGAGGGCAGCGAACGTGTAGGGATGCCTTTCGTGGCTGTCAACTGCGGTGTGCTGCCCCGTGAACTTGCGGCTTCCATGTTGTTCGGGCACTCAAAAGGAGCTTTTACCGGTGCTGACACGGCAAAAGAAGGCTTTTTCGACATGGCGAAAGGCGGTACTTTGTTTTTAGATGAAATCGGGACGATGCCTTTCGAGATACAATCCATGCTGCTTAGGGTATTGCAGGAAAATACCTATATTCCCATCGGTGGGAACAAGGAGCGTGTCGCGGACGTGCGCATTGTGGCCGCGACGAATGAAAATATTGAAAAAGCGATTTTGGAAGGCCGGTTCAGGGAAGACCTTTATCACCGTTTAAACGAGTTTGAAATCCGGCAGCCATCCTTGGCGGAATGCCCGGAAGACATCATACCTTTGGCCGAATTTTTCCGTAAACGCTTCTCGAAAGAACTGAAACGGGATACTACCGGTTTCTCTGATGCGGGTATGTGCAGGTTGCGTTCTTATTCCTGGCCTGGCAATGTCAGAGAGTTGCAGAACATAGTAAAAAGAGCCGTGCTGCTTGCCGAAGGACCGCTACTGGATTTTGCGGATTTGGAAATGAATAGACAGCCGGACAAGGTGGCCTTGGTTCCTGCTCCTGTCATATCCCCGTTGAAAGATGAGGAGAACGAAAAAGAAACTATCATCAATGCACTAAAAGCCTGCAACGGACATCGTGAACAAGCGGCACGGCTGTTGAAAATCAATCCGTCAACACTGTACCGGAAAATGAATAAGTACAGGTTAAAATGAACAAGTATTTATGATTGTGACATTTAATAGGACAAATAGAATACAATAACGATTGAAACTGTTTTCTATATGGATGAAAATTCGTAATTTTGCAAAAGATTGAACGGGTCATGGGCTCGTAAAATCTGAACATAAAAAAAATAACAGCGGAGTCTAATCGCCCTGCTGATTATATACATAAGTCGTAAAACGTCTCGGACGGGAATCTGACAAATTCAAAAATACAGAGGCTTTTGCGTGTAGCTTATGCTATGCTTTATAGCGTGAGCTCATGCAAGTTTCTGTATTGGGCTTTGTCAGAGCCTCCGTCCGAAACCGCGTGAGTTTCACGCTTTTCTTTATAACAGGAGGAAGTATGGCAAAAGTGCAAATCATAACGGCAATGACATTGGACGGCTTTCTTCCCGGTGAGGACGAGGAACTGTTCAAATGGGTAAAGACGGACAAACGGGGTTTCCCGTTCTGGCGCGGGAGAAGTACTTTCATGCTGCCCATCGGCTATCCCATATTGGATCTGATTTGTGAAAAGGACGAAAAAGACGCTTCCTGTATCTATACAGCGGAAATCTCAGACAAGGAAAGTCTTGAATTACTGCATAGCCTTTCCATCTATCATCTCATTGACGAAATTGTAGTCTATATCCTTCCCCTGACATACGGGAAAGGGAGTGCCGTCCTCCGGCAGTTGCCCGCCACCCGTTGGCGGCTGCATGAATCCACCATCACCCGTAACGGCATCTGCCGTTTGGTTTACTGTAAATCCTCGCGATAGTCCATTGCATCCTGCAAGGAAATCTTGCAAAATGCAAGATTCTCCAAATCACCATTTTACACTATAAAAACTTTATTTCATTGATATACAATATTGTATCAGTGTTTTTTGGTGCCTATCGGTGTCATTGGTATGCTGTTAGCCCTTTAATATGATATAACCTGTTGCGCGACAAGGTGTAAGCAAACGATTATTTACACTCAAAACAGTTTAGTCATGTTACAAATAAACAATGAGACCGCCCACAAGATGTTCTTCCAGATCATGGAACGGTTTGACAAGATAGACCGGACATTGGAACGCATGAACAAGCTGAAGGATTGTCTGGACGGAGACACGCTTTTAGACAACTACGACCTGTGCCAGTTGCTTGGCATCACCAAACGCACGCTGGCGCGTTACCGCCAGAAGAAACTCGTCACCTATTACATGATTGATGGGAGGACCTACTACAAGGCCTCCGAAGTGGAAGCCTTCCTTTACCAGAAGGGTAAGTCGCTACCGGCGAAATACAGGCCCCAGGCAAATGTTTAATTAAAACAGGAACAAGGATTATGGAAATCATATGTATCGACAGACAGACTTTTGAAGAACTGCGTGTCCGCCTTTGCGAGTTCGAGGAACGGTTGACACGTGTATGCCGTCCGGATAAAGATCTCGGACTGAAAAACTGGCTGGATAACCAAGAGGTATGCGAGGTGCTGCGCATATCCAAAAAGACCCTTCAGGTGTACCGTGCCAAAGGCATCCTGCCTTTCAGCCGCATCAAGAACAAACTCTTCTACAAGCCTGAAGATATACAGAGATTATTGGAATTGAATTATCATCCTTTAATAAAGAACAAATCATGAGTTATCATTTTATAGACAAGAAAGACCCGCGCATCGACGTGATGTTTCAAGGGATGGAAAAGATGGAGAAGATGCTCGCCAGAATGGAAGATGTCCCCAAATCCCTCTTCAACGGGGAACGCTTCCTCACGGACGAGGAACTTTCCAAAATACTGCGGGTAAGCAGGCGCACATTGCAGGAATACCGTACTTTCGGGGTGATTCCCTATTACATGGTACAAGGGAAGGCTCTTTATAAAGAATCCGACATTATGAAGATTCTGGACGATGCCTACAAACGCTGCCGGGAGGAACAACGCTGGGTATAGCCACGTACATTCAGACAGAAACGGAGAAACGACTGCCCGAACTGCAAGTCGTTTCTCCGTTTTTTCATTTCATACGGTCTGTGGTTTTCTTTTCCGTTTCTTTTTTGCGGTGAAATCCTCTTCGCAAAGGTCAATCTGACTTGCAAAGCCTGTGGATCTCAATTTCTTCATGTCCTCATCCACTTTATTATCCGTTACCTGCGCATAGAGTTGAGTGGTGGAAATGGACGTGTGTCCCATCATGCGGCTGACCGTCTCTATTGGCACACCGAGCGAGAGGGTAACATGGGTGCCGAAATTATGCCTCGCCTGATGAAAGGTCAAATCAAAGCCATAGGCCTTTCCCAACTCACGCGTCAGCATGATAAAATATCCGCGTGTGTAAATGTTGAATATTTTATCCCCGGTTCTTTGGCCGCGGTATTTCTCGATGATCCGGAGGGGAATATCCAGCAGACGGACAGAAGAAAGCGTGTCGGTCTTCTGCCTGTGGATATGAATCCACCAGGTGCCGTCCTCTGCCTGCGTAATATCATTTATTGACAGTTTCTTCAAATCCGCATACGCCAGTCCGGTGAAAGTTGAGAATATGAACATATCCCTCACGAATTGCAGTTGTGGTTTCTCCACCGGTGTGGTCATCAATGTCTTGAGATCCTCCAGTTTCATGTGGCGGCTCTTTCTTTTGGGCAGTTCGGGATGCAGGCGGCAATATGGGTCACGGCGCAATGTCCCCTGGCTGACCGCCCGCATCGTGAGTTTCTTCAGACGGTACAAGTGTTCATGCACGCTCTTGGGTTTCAGGTTGCGGTCCGTGCGCAGGAACAGCTCGAAATCATCGTAAAACACACGGTCAAGGCTCCGCAAAGTCACATCCTCCACGCCTTTCTTTTTCTGAATAAAAGCGGAAAGATGCTTGTATGACCGCTGGTAGGAATCGTATGTCTCCTGTATGCGGTCTATCCCAACACGCTTCTTGAACTCCTCGTTATGTTCCCTGAACAAGGCAAGCAGCGTAAGCGGTTTCTGACCTATGCCTTTGACGGCATTCTTGACAAGTTCCGCCGTGATAAAACCCAGACTATTCTTTATCCGATGGTAATGTCCGGTTATCTCGTTTGTCAGATCATCTATGGCGCGGTTCACGATAACAGCATTTTCACTTCGCCCGATGGCATGGCCTTTATCTGGATTCCAGATGGTGGGATTGACGGAAACTTTAGTCCCTATCTGTACCCATTCCGCATCGATGCTTACCTTGCACAAGAGTTGGCACATCCCGTCCTTGCGAACTTTCGTGCGGTTGATATAAAATAATACGGCAAAAGTGCTACGCCGTTTGGTATTCTGGTTTTCTGCATTTTTTCCCATGTTCTTGTCTTTTAAGAGATAATCAAATTACTACGGTGAAGTGTTCCGATATTTTCCGGTTCAAAGTCTTTGTATCTGAATCAATCTTGTTGTCTGTCACTTTCGCGTAAATACGTGTGGTTTCAATCTGTCTGTGTCCAAGCATCTTACTTACGGTTTCAAGAGGAACCCCATGTGAAAGGGTGATTTCAGTGGCGTAGGTATGTCGGGCCGCGTGAAATACCAGCGGACGATTGATCTTACAAATGCGTGCAATCTCTTTCAGGTAAAGATTCATGTTGGAATTACAATACATCGGTAGCAGCCTGCTATCAGAGGCGGTATCGCTATACTTTTTAATAATCAGCAAAGGCAAGTCCAATAAGGGTATCTCAAATTCTATTTTGGTTTTCTGTCGGGCACTTTTAATCCACCATGTACCGTCTTCCGCAAGCGACAGGTTTTCTTTTGTCAGCGAGCACATATCCCTGTATGAAATACCGGTGAAGCAAGAAAACAGGAACATGTCACGGACAAGGTAAAGAGTCTGCTTGTGAAGCGGAGTGGTCATGAGCCGTTGCAGTTCCACATCGGTAAGGTATTTTTGTACCGCTTTCGGACGAATCGGTTCGTAACCCATGAACGGATAAGCGGTAATGATGCCGTCCGCAATGGCCTCGCCCACGATGGTTTTCAGTTGGACGGTCAGGTTAATGACTGTCCCGGGAGCAAGATGGCGTTCGGTACGGAGGTACAGGTCGTATTTGTCGATGAAGGAACGGTCCAATGCCGAAAAAGGAATATCCGTCAGCCTGTATTTTTCTTGCAGGAAGTTCTCTATATGCCTGTATGTATTGCGGTATGCTTGCAGGCTTTTGGCTGTGCGGTTGACCCCGACTCGCTTTTCAAAGTTGTTGATGAATTGCTTGAAATAGCTCAAAAGCGTTTCCTGTTCGCTTGCCATTCCAAGCAAAATGCTTTTTACTTCCTCGGCGGTCACACCGTCACGGACGGCAGACTGCTCGCTATAGATACTCAATGCCATCGCACGAATTTCATCCAGCCGGTTATTGATTTCCTTCGCCGCCACACTCTTGCCAGAGGCACGCCCCGAAGCCCACCGAGATTGCGGCACTTTCATCTTCACACTGAATGCCGCTTCGGAATATTTTCCGATGTTCAACTTGGCCATTACGGGACAATTCCCATTGGCATCCGCCTCGCTCTTTTTCAGGTAGAACGACACCTTCACATTTGCCTGATTCAT